CAGAGTTTACTTATTGAAGACTATCAAGATTATTTAAACGAAGATTACGAATGGCTAAAAGAAAAGCAACAGGACTAGGGGACACAATAGAGAACGTACTCCAAGCAACAGGAATAGATAAAGTAGCAAAGTTTATATTAGGAGAGGATTGTGGATGTGATGAACGTAAAGCAAAACTTAACGAATTATTTTCGTATGCTAAAAAACCACTTTGTCTTATCGAAAATGAATATGAAGTATTGACTACATTACTTCCATTAGTTCAACATAAAATGACACCATTAGAACAAATGGCATTACTTAAAATATACAATAGAGTATTCCAAGCTAAGAATCAAATGACATCTTGTGGATCTTGTTTAAGAGATATGATAAACTCATTGAATAAAGTATATGGCACCTATAACGCTGATTGAATGTATTGAAAGTTGTAGCGAAAAAAGAACGATGAGAAGGATACGTTATTCAATAGGGTTTGAAAACGAAGCAAAAGAAATCAATTACAACTATAACAAAATACAATTAGAAAGAGTTGAAGATATAGGTGGTAAAACTATAATAGTAAATTACTATGATACAAAATGATATAATACAAGTTATAAATACAGGTAGTTTCTTTTTAGTAATTTGCCTTAATTGACTAATCAATAGAAATCAATGGCAGGAACAGGAGGTAAAAGAGAAGGCGCTGGTCGTAAATCTTTGTCCGATGAGATTAAAGGCTTTACATTAGCTGCACCACATGTAGAAGATGCTTTTAGAGTAATAGCAGAAATAATGATTGACGAGACTAAAAGACCTGTTGATAGAATTGCTAGTGCTAAGATATTAATCGAGTATGGTTGTGGTAAACCTAAAGAGAAAGTGGAATCAGATATTACAATCAATACTACATCACTAAAAGATTTGATTAACTTTGGTAACACTGAATCCTAAATACAAACCATTTGGAAGTGATAGCAGATATTTTATTGTTACTGGTGGTAGGGGTAGTGGGAAGTCTTACAGCATTAACTTGTTACTTCTATTACTTACATATGAAAGTGGGCATACCATTCTATTTACAAGATATACACTTACTTCTGCTCACGTTTCTATTATTCCTGAGTTTATTGATAAGGTTGATATACTAGGTAAGCACTCGGATTTTCACATTACAAAAGATGAGATTATAAACCTAAGAACAGGAAGTAAGATATTATTTAAAGGAATAAAGACAAGCTCAGGAACTCAAACAGCAAACCTTAAATCATTGGCTGGAGTTACAACTTGGATATTAGACGAAGCAGAAGAGCTTACAGATGAAGATACATTTGACAAGATAGACTATTCGATACGATCTAAAGACAAACAAAATAGGGTAATACTTATTTTAAATCCAGCAACGAAAGAGCATTTTATTTATCAAAAGTTCTTTGAATCGAAAGGAGTTGAAGCAGGAAGCAATATAATTAAAGGTGATACTACATACATTCATACGACATACTTAGATAATTATAACAACTTATCTGAATCATTCTTAAATCAAATACAGACGATAAAAGAACGTAGACCAGATAAGTATAAACACACTATACTCGGGGGATGGTTAGAGAAAGCAGAAGGAGTTATATTTACCAATTGGAGAATAGGACCGTTCAACAAAGATAATGGAAGTGTATTCGGTCAGGATTATGGTTTTAGTAACGACCCATCGACATTAATCGAAACGTCAATTGATAAGACTAACAAACGAATATACATTAAAGAGCACATACATAAGCAAGGTTTAACTACGTCGGAACTTGCGCAATTAAACCAACAATTTGCAGGAAGAGATTTGATAGTAGGAGATAATTCAGAGCCTAGATTGATAGCAGAACTTAAAGCAAGGGGTTTAAATATAGTAGCAACAATTAAGGGAGCAGATTCAGTAAAATACGGGATAAGTTTAATTCAGGATTATGACTTGATTATTGAAGAAAATTCTGTAAATTTGATAAAGGAATTGAATAACTATTGCTGGCTTGAAAAGAAGTCTGAAACACCGATAGACAAATACAATCACTGCCTCGATGCAATGCGATATGCAATTAGTTATCAGTTAGCGAATCCAAACAAAGGAAATTATAGTGTATATTAAAACAACAAAATATGAAAACAGAAGTTAAAGAAGTAGAAATTAAAGTTCCAAACAAGAAAGATATCTTGAAAGAAACTGCAACCAAAATCATTGAAGATTTTCAAAATGAACATGGTGAAGATTGGAAGTTGAATTGTTATGAAGCGATTGACAACGAGATTATGAAGTTTCAAGGCAGTCTAGAGTATTGGAGAGGGATTAGAAAATTGATAAAATGAAGGGTAAATATTTAATTACAACAGACGCTTGGTTTTTTGCTCCTGACGGCAGACAATATAAATCAGTATGGGGTGAAGTAACTATATTAGAAGATACTTTATTAGGTGTAAAAACTAATAGAAATTCAAGTAATTGGTATGCTAAAATAGGAAATGAAAATAATCATGTAATTATTGCTGGGTGTCAAATTCACTATGCTTTAAAGTGCTTGTTTAAACCACAAAATAGAGATGTAGATGACCATACAACAAGCGATAGTGGAATAGTTCATTATAAAAGACCAACATATATTTACATAGCAGAATGAAGTTAGAACTAGTAATACCAACATCGTTAAGTGAGATACCTTTGATGCACTATCAGAAATACATGGTAGTTGCATCGAATAAGGACAACTCGGAGCTGTTTATATCACAGAAAATGATTGAGATATTTTGTGGTATAGAATTAAAGAATGTAGTTAACATTAAGCTATCAGATGTAATTGATTTGGTAACACATTTTAAGAAATTATTCAGTGAGAAACTAGAGCTAAAAAAGACATTTGAAATACAAGGTGTAAAGTTTGGATTCATTAATGAGTTAGAAGATATATCGTTTGGTGAGTATGTGGATTTAGAGTCTAACATAATCGATGTACAATCGTTCCACAAGGCAATGGCTGTAATGTACAGACCTATTGCAAGTCAGAAGGGGGATAAGTATACCATAGATAAATATAGCGGTACAGCCAACTATGCTGAATTAATGAAGTACGCTCCTTTAGATGTTGTATTGCCAGCGTCGGTTTTTTTTTGGAGTTTAGGAAACGAACTATTGACAGCTACCCTGTCTTATTTGGAGAAACAAATGACGAAGAAGAGCAAAACGATTTTAGCGAAACAACTCAATTTGGAAAACGATGGGGATGGTATCAGTCAATATATCAACTCGCTAAAGGAGACATTACAAAGTTTGAACGAGTTACAGAAACGGGACTTTTTGAGTGCTTAACAATGTTGACATTTGAAAAGCAAAAGATAGATATAGAAAATAGACAACTAAAAAGAGCACATGAAAGGGTACTATGATTTCACAACAGCATTTCACGATTTCTTGATAAGCGATCCGTTAGTAAACCAAGTTACAAAGGGTAGTTTGGATAAGATTACAAACGCTAAAAAAGATATGTACCCATTAGCTCATGTTATGATTGATAACGGTGCGTTTGAAGAGAATACAATAAGATTTTCTGTATCGTTAGTTGTGATGGACATTGTTGATTATACGAAAGAAGATTTGACTCACTTATATTACGGTAATAATAACGAAGACGACATACATAATCAAACGTTAATGATTTGTCAACGTGCATTTGAAAGTATGCGAAGAGGTGACTTTGGTGACAATTACTCTATTGAATCTGAAACTGCATCTTTTGAATTCTTTGTTGATAGATTTACGGATGATGTTGCTGGTTGTACTATGACTTTTGATGTAATAATGGCAAACGAAATGACTATATGTTAAATGTACAAGAAGAGTTAGATAAGTTTAAGAAGTACGTAATACAACAATCTAAATCTAATCTATCTAAGCTAAAGAAAAACGATAGAAAAGGACTGTATAATACGATTAAAGGTGAAGCAAAAGCTATGCCTAATTCTTTCTACCTTGCATTTGATTTAGGTGAGTATGGAGCGTATGTTGACAAAGGTGTAAAAGGTGCGGACCCATCACAAGTTTCACCAAATGCTAAACTTAAAGGACAGCAAGCGCCAAACAGTCCATATAGTTTTAAGAATAAAAAACCACCTTCTGACTTAATTGCAAAGTGGGCACAAAGAAAAGGCTTAAGGTTGCGAAATAAACAAGGTCAGTATGTCAAAGGTAGCTTCAAAGCAATAGGATTTATTACAGCTAAAAACATTTGGGCGCGAGGTATTAAACCTTCATTGTTCTTTACAAAACCATTCGAGAAGGCATACAAGGATCTTCCAGACCAGTTAGTCGAAAAATACGGATTGGACTCTTTGGAGTTATTTAAGTATACAATTCAACAACCTAAAAAATAATGGCAAATATATTAGCTAGAAGTCCTTACATTGTAGAAGTAAATGAGACGGGACAAGATGGAAGTAAGATAGAGATATTTCTATGGAATGGTACGGGTTCAGCTCCTACTACAGCACAGTACACACTATCAAAATTAATCCCAGCATCGAATAATACACAAACAGTTTACGACGTTGCACCTTATATTAGGGAGTATATAACGTTTACTCAAAAACAATCACCATATACAATTGAAGCATTAAGCACGGACCAATATTGTAACGTTAAAGTAAAGCGATATAAGTCAGTAGCTGGTGTATATACATTATTAAATACGCTTGAATACTTTGGCTTGGATGGATATTCCTATTATGAAGAAGGAAGTAATTTTGATTATGGAAACTATTTATTAGAGCAAAAAACATATTATTATCAAGAGGGAATTTATGCTGGGGAATTGAATGCTTACATGATTACATCACATAATTTAAAGTATACTAATTTATCAACAGGTGCAAGTACAACAGTAACAAACGCATCAACAGGGTGGAAGACTGCGCCAAGAGTACATGCTGCTTATGCTGCAGTTGGTAATAAATTAGAAGTAACCGATTCAGAAGGTACAATATTAGCTACATACTATTTTAAACCTATTTGCGAGCCTAAATACACACCTGTAATAATTGACTTCATAAATCAATATGGTGCTTGGCAACGTGAATTCTTCTTTAAGGCGTCAAAAAATACATTAGCAATAGAATCGAACGATTATAATGTAATGCAGAGTTCGGTGAGTAGTTTTGATATTTACCAAGGACAAAAGAAGTCATTTAATACCAACGCAAAAGAAACAATAAGTGTAAATAGTGGGTATGTTTACGAAGATTTTAGCTCAAATATTAAGCAACTTATAATGAGTGAAAGAATACTAGTTAATGATAAGCCTGCTATATGCAAAACAAAGTCATTAGAAGTCATGAAAAACATAAACAATCATATGATTAATTACAGTTTAGAGTTCGAGTTTGCGTATAATACAATTAACAACGTGATATAATGAAGAGAATAGTAGATGTATATATTGAAAGCATCAGTGGAAGTGGTGACTATTCTAAACTAGAACTATTTAACGATGAAAAAATAGATATAAATTTAAGTGTACAAAACATACAAGACATTTCTAAAGTGTATACTGACTTTACACAATCATTCACAGTACCAGCAAGCTCTATCAATAATGCAATATTTGAACATTTTTATCAGTCAGATGTTAACACTGTAAATAGTTCTAATATTAGAAGATTAGCGTATATAGAAATTGACTTAGCTCCGTTTAGAAGTGGTAAGGTACAATTAGAAAAGTCTAATATAAAGAATGGAAGTGTAGACAGTTATACGATTACATTTTATGGAGATTTAATAAGCATTAAAGATAAGTTTGCAAACGACAAGTTAGCGGATTTAGATTTATCTAGTTACAATATTGAATATACAGGAGCTAATGTCGAGTCATTAATTACTTCTACAGATTATACAAAAAATGTTAGATTTCCATTAATAACATCAAAAAGAGTTTGGACTTATAACGATGGAGTAAGTACTGATATTAAAACAAGTGTTGGGTCTGTTAAATTTAATGAATTATTTCCTGCATTAAAAGTTGCTAGAATATTTGACGTTATAGAGAATAAATATGGAATAACTTTAAATGGTAGTTTTTTAGATGCAGTTAATTTAAGATGGGATAGATTATTTTTATGGTTGAAGAACGCCGAAACATTTATTAACTATACTAATACTGTTAATTGCGTATTTACTTCTGTAAATGTAAATGGAGTGCCTGCTGCATTAACTCATAATGGAAGTGGAATATTAGGAGCTACAAATGAAATAGAATTATTTTCATATCCTGATGGTAAAAACAATACTGTAGATATTTATTGTGAAACAAATGTACCTTGCAATGTTTCAGTAGAGTGTTATTCTAGTTTAACGTATGTTAAAACTATAACATTTGCAAGCACAAGTGGATGGAATAATTTATATACAAATATTGCAAGTAGTTCAGACGCTAAATTATCATATAAAATAAAAACAGATACACCAGCAAATATAACTAATATAACTATTTCTGTTAAAGATGTTGGTGGTATAAATGCATCTGTAAGAACAAGGGATATAAAAGTTGCAAATATATCAACAGTTGCAAATATAAGTTTAAATAGTCATGTCCCAGATATTACAGTTGCAGATTTTTTTAGCGGAATTCTTAAAATGTTTAATCTAACCTGTTACGCAACTAGTATAGATAATTTTTTAATTGAAACTTTAGAGGACTTTTACGCCAAAGGATATATCTATAATATTACAACATATACAGATATAGATTCAATAGATATTGAACGCGTACCATTATATAAAAACATTTCTTTTGAACATGAAAAAAGTGAATCATTTGTAAATAAAGAATTTTTATCTAATAATAAAGGTGTTCGAGAATATGGAGATACTAAAGAAGTTTTTCCACAATATGATAATGGAGACTTTGCTGTTAAAGTTCCATTTGAAGAACTATTGCCTTTAAATTTAGATAGTGTAAATTTATGTGCTTCATATTCTTTGACTCCAAGTCCTGAATATAAATCTTATATTCCTAAGCCTGTATTGCTATATATGGAGGATATAAAATCATGTAATTTTTATTTTGATAATGGAACAACTAAGAACAATAAAACAACGTATGCGCCATTTTACAATGAAGTTACATTTAGTGGAAACAGATATTCTTTAAGTTTTGGAGAAGAAAAAAGTGTTTTAGATAATACTGTATTATTAAATGGGCTATTTAAAATTTACTATAATAGTTATTTAAGTAATTTATTCAATCCTAAATGCAGATTAGTAAGAGTTAAAGCACATTTCCCTTTATCGTTGATTACAAAATTAAGATTGAATGATAGGTTAATTATTAGAGACAAAAGATACATTATTAACGAACTTAAATCTGACATTACTAGTGGTGAAGTTGACTTGACTTTAATCAACGATTTCAGACCAATGATTAATACTAACATTCCATTAAGTGTACCTAGTGGTGGCGGTACTATTAAAACTCCTGTAGTAGTTCCAACATGGAGTACAACTGGCACAGGGGTATCAACTCCTTATTCTGGTGTTACATTCTCAGGTACAACATTTACTAGTGATGGGTGGGTTGATATTACAATACCAGCAAATTCTACTCCTGTTGTTCCTGTTGTTTCAGAATCTTCTACAGATCCTTGGATTACAGAAGATGGATTCAATGTTATTACCGAAGATTGGACTACAAAAGTTATACAAATAAATTACACTAACACGGACGCTACAGGCACAAGTATTATAAATTCATTTAATTTAAACCAAGAATGAT